CTCTGTTTGGTTCTTAATTGTTTCAAGGTTTTCCTCTTGAGTGGACTGAAGTTTTTTAGCATCGTCAGGGCCAGCGGCGAGAGTCCTACTTATGTTAACAAGATCAACTGCTTGTTGTTGACTGATTTTAAACTGTTTCTGAACCAGTTCATAAGCAACAGCAGGGTTATCAGTACTATCTACAACAGCCTGCACTTGCCTACCAACATCTTGCATTGTCGCCGCTATTTGATCAGAGTTGGCCTCCCCTTTTGCAAATTGTGCCGCGAAATCAGAAATACCAAACATCTCTCTGGTACCAATCTTAGCTATACTAGGCTCCAGTAACCCGAAGAAGCTGCCTAGGCTATCTTCATTCAGCCCTTGGAACTTACCCAGGATACCTGTCATTTCGGTTTTAATGTTAGCGGCAACATCGGCTCCGAATATTGAAAATTTATCTACGTCTTTGGAGAGCTTCTCCAAACCCTTTAAAAGGCTTTCAGTTGAGACTGTATAAGTGTCGGCAGACTCAAGAACAGCATCGTTAACTTTACTTAGAGCCTCATAGTTTCTACCAGTCATTCCAAGAAGACTGTTATTTACTGACCGTAGGGAAGCAGTATTTTGACCTGTTAAAACTAATTGCTCCGTAAGCCTAAGAGTTCCACCTTCAGTCTTTCTAATACCCGCTGAGAAGTTGTTAACGAATTGTTCAGCGGCTCTTAAATAACCAATACTACTTTCGTTAAGGGCCGCAGAGTTTTGATCAATGACCTTCTGGAGGGTGATACTCGTACCTAAGGCTTTAGTGTTAAGCTGGTCGGCTCTTTTAATATTCTCGGAAAACTTATCTACAACCTGATTATTCTGTAGTAGGCTTTGACCTAGATCGTCAAAGGATTTCCTGTTATTCAGATTTGTAGTAATTAATGTTTTCTCAACCTGAGTAAGGTTGTCATTACTCTGAATCATCTGCTGCTCAGTTTCATGAGAGTTCTGAAGGGTTTCCACCAACTCGGAAATTCTATCCGTCAGTTGTTGAATTGATCTGTTATCAGCCATAATTAAGTTTCTTTAACCCTCAACGAGATAGATATGAAATCCCTCACTCCTTCTGTCCTAAAGTATTTAAAGCTACCTTGATTCAATACTGCCATCATTCCTGCCTGCCTTTCAGGGTCCATCTCTTCAACTTCTGCCCTGCCCTTGCTAAGAATCTCTTCTTCGTCTGCATCCTTTCTTCCAAGATTATTTGAGTATCGGTCAGCCTCAATTTTATTAGTTTCCTGCTGCCTAACCTGAAGGGAAATGTAGCGAGATAATAACCTATTCTTGTATAAACTATTTAGAATAAATTCAAACGCTTGGTCATTTAATGACTCCACCGTAACCACCTGTATAATCCTGTCCCCTTTAAGGGTAGCCCTTACGGCTTTACTATATCCTGAACGTTGGGTTGCTACAGCAAGACCTTTATATGACCCGGAGTCGCCATTTAGCTTGGTGTAGTTAAACTGTACTAAATCTCCGGGCCTAGCATTTAAAGCCCCTTCCCCACCACGAACTAAACTTCTATCTTTGGGATCTATATCCTCAATTCTCTTTCTAAAAGCTGGATCGATATCTAAGGTTCGTAAAGTCATTGTAATATTTTTGAATATTCTTAATAAATATGTCTAAAAGCAACACATACTGCGCTATAAATACATATGATGGCTAACCTGGAACAGGATTTAATTGAAACAATTGATTTATTGAATTTTACTTTTTCTAGTGACTTTGTAGATAAATGGGCATATAAGTATGGTAAAAGATTACCTAGCTTATTTCAAATAAGACTACTAAAGTCTTTAGACGGTAGAAAACCTTTAAAAATAGAAACAGTAAATAAATTTCTTACTATTGACTCAGGTTTTAATGAAGAAGTTGTAGAAAGTTTTATAGAAGATATTGACTATCAAATCTACAGACCTATAATTTCAGGATCACTTAAACAAAGAAATTAAAAATGACCGACCTAAAGTTCCGACAAGCAGTATCACGAGGCGTATCAGATTCTTATCGTTATCGAATGGATCCTAACCCTGGGAATGATTCTCTCTGGACCATCCTATTTGCCATTGGGATTTGGCTTACTTACTTTGCTCTTAGCTGATTTCTTTAGCTCTCGCTGCTCATCCATCCTCTTGCAAACTACTTCCTCAGAGTGAAACTTAGGACAAGCTTCCTTATACTCACACCAATCACAGAAGATGTTTTGTTGCGCCCAGAACTCATCCTTCTTCTTTTTGCGAATCCGCCAGACCTTTTCAATCTGCTGACGCTTCCACCTTTCGACTTGGAACTTAGTAAACTTCACCGCAACAAAGTTTCCAGTGACGGGATAGTAGTGAGCGCAGTAGATTTTATCATAAGGAACATCATGAAGCATATGCATTGCCCAGGCGTACCCCTTTAGTTGATTGTCATCCATAAGAGCTTTCTTCCTCTTCTCCTTTTTAGATGTCTTGTAGTCGATAACTAGGTAGCCACCCTCTCGACCCTTAACAACTCGGTCAATAATACCTACGAAGCTAATATCATTCTTCTCATCCATAGGGATGCTGACTGATTGTTCGGTAGAGACTGTTTCCCCCATCTTCTGATTCCAGATCAGGAAGTTTTCCAGGCAAGTCTTCATTCTTTCATTTTCACGAAATGGGACTTTGTAGGTCGCTCGTTCCTGTTCCGCAAGCTTAAGGAGAGACTTTAAGTCATTCTCCTTGTATCCAAGCTCAAACACCTTGTGAATAAAAGATCCGAAATTCAAAGCATCTTCATTCTTGGCACCGAATCCCGGTAGCCTGTCTACATATCTCAGCTTGTATTTCCATAGGCATTGGTCTATGATGTCACTTCGAGAGGCACTAATATTATTTATAAACATGGCGGATAGATCCTTCATTAGAAATTACTGTTTGAGTAAGTTCCAGTCTAATTATAGGCTGACGAGTGATGATGTTGAATTAGTAGTTCCATCATTGTTCGTCGATAACGACTACAAACGTCACATGTCCATCAATCTGGAGACGGGTCTCTGGAGATGCTTTAAAAGTGGTGAGACCGGAAACTTTGTAAAGCTATATGCCCTGATCGAGAAATGCTCGTTTCAGGAAGCGTATGAAAAGTTTGTGTTTGAAGACTTTCTCGCGGGGAGAGATCCCAGTCATCACAAGCCCGTCAACCCCCTCGACCCTCATAAAATTAAGTCTAGCCTAGAGGAGGCTGAACACTTTGAGGACATTGAAACTCACCCACTAATTCAGAGTCGTATGCTTGAGGGCTTTCGTTTCATGATCGCGAAGGGTGGCAAATATAAGGGAAGACTGATTATCCCTTTTATCAACTCTCGCAATAAACTATTTTATTTCCAAGGGCGTGCTCTAAATGGGGAGATGCCTAAATATTTGAATTGTAGGGATCTCAAGAGTTCTCAAGTTCTATATCCATTTGATTACGCCTCTCACGAGCCTCTATACGTCACTGAGGGCGTGTTCGACTGTCTTAGCCTCCAAGCAGTCGGCCTGAATGCTACGACCACTCTTAGCTGCTTTACGAGTCGCGAACAGATACTTCAGCTTCGCCAATACCAAGGGCCTTTAGTATGTGCTTTTGATAACGATAAAGCTGGTACGGATGGGCGAAAGAAGTTTATGGATCTTGCTCACTGGGCTTGTCGAGGAGATCTGTTTTCGGTTGTACCTACATCACCGTTCAAGGATTGGAACGAGATGCTAGTGAAAGAGGGTCCAGATTTCCTCAAAGAGGAGGCATCCAAGATCAGTAAGCTGGATGCGCTTTACCTTCTGATGTTATCTTATGATAAAAGCCATCTCGTTTGATACGACCGTTTGATTAAGAGCATTAAACTTAAGTCTAGCAACGTAGGTTCCTGTCATAGATCCTAGGCTACCATTTAACAGTTCTGGGTGAGACTTCAATGCTTCAGTATCAAAGTTAAATACGACCGTATTTTCTGAGGTGATATCCATTAATCCTGAAGTATCAGAATAACCCGATACCTCTACCCTAGCAGCAAGATTACGATCTTGATTCTTCTTGTAAATCTCAAGCATGGGTTGAGTAACCAATGACTCCTTAAAGAGATTTGTAATGCTCCTGTCGATGTTCGCATTCTCAAGGGTGAACTCGTTTGTAAACTTAAGGTCAACCTTAGAACCTAATACTAGGAAGTTATTCTCCAGTCTAGTAGCAACTCGGAAAAGTAATGGCTCTGTAACACCAAAGAACCTATCCTCCGTTAGTGTAAACTCGTTGATAATTGTATCAACATCCGAACCGGCTGCTCTCTCTAAACTCCAAACATCAATGTAATCCCCGGTCGAGGATACCCTATTCTCTACCTCAACATCCTCACCGGATAGGTTAAATATACCAGCCGGAAGGACACTGTTGTTTAAAAGAACACAAGCGAACTTACCAGTGTCCAATCTGTAGACTCCAGAGGAATTTGAGTCAGCATTGTAGTTTGAAGCATCAAAAGCACTATTCCCGTTAACAACTCCAGCCCCCGAAAAGTGCATGAGTAGAGTTGAACTAATTCCCTCATACCCGTTAAGCTCTCCGTCTGAGTTAATGACTGTATCCGGGAATTGATTGTTTGAGGCTGCGAAGATGGAAACGCCACTAATCGCCTCAGGGTCAGTGTATTGCCCGTCATTAATGAAATACATTACGAGAGCGGTCGGGCCTAAAACCGTAGGTCTTTCATGCCTCGTGGTAACCTTCTTATCGTTAATTATCATATCGCGTCTCCAGTCTCTTCATCTCCTCTGAGTAAAATCTCAAGAAGGTCATTCGCTCCTTCTTGGTCATTACCTTTACATCAGAATAAGAAAAACTAAGCTTACTTACTAATATGTAGGCTTGTTGGAGCAGATCCTCGGAGGTTAAAGTCTCTGTTAGCTCACTGAAAAAAAACCGGCATCTATCGGTACTGCAAGCGTTTCTTTATGCCCACATTTCCCGCACTTAAATACAAATCGAGGGTCGATGCCAAAGGTGACCCCTGTAACCGCAGTATATATCTTCTTCACATCCGCAATTTCCATCATATCGATNGCTTTGGATATAAACACAGGATCTGAGTTACCTTTCAGGGAGTCTACAAACCTGTAGAGATTCTTGTAAATGGTTTCGGTATCGGTCAGAAAGTTTTCTTGCTTGTTACGAGGTAGCCTAACTACGGCATCAACACCTAATTTAGGAAGATTAATGACTCTAGGGTCTTCAAACTCATCAGGCACTTGAGACATGTTCAACTGCTTAGACAGTTGAATTTTAGAGGAAGATTCATGATTGCAATTTCTACAAACAACTCCAAATTCGTAGTCATCCCCATAAGAGACTTCACGGAGCTTCATTAGGAGATAGTTCTTATCCATCAGAAGAAGCTCGTCGATATCAATACCCTCTACAGTCTTAGCAAGTAAATCTGAGACGATGTCCTTCTGAATGTCTTTACCATTCAGGATGAGTTGCTCATCAAGGAATTTAAGGGGAGATACCTTAACACCCTCAAAGTTTTTGTAGAACTTACCTTTTGAGGGCAAATTCATAACCACTATACTGGTATCTTTAACTTTACCAAAAAGCTCTTCAAGTGCCTTGTCTCTCTGATTATTGATATCAGGAGTAATTTTTCTAACTTCAGTCATAAATATCTATCACCTTCTAATAAACTATTATAGTATATGCAGATTACCGTAGGTAACTTAACTAGTCACCTTAAGACTGATAATCCCGAAATACTAAGAGTTTTAAGAGATAAATACTCCTTTTCCGTTCCTGGGTATCAGTATTCCCCCGCATATAGAAGTAAACGATGGGATGGTAAAAAGAAGTATTTCGGCACCACAGGTAAATTTAGAACAGGATTACTATCTCGTATTGTTAAAGATTTAGAGAAGATTGGTGCTAAGGATATCGAGTGGAAGAATAAACCTGAGGAACTTGAACCCTTTATTCCAAAAGTTAAAAACTTTGATTATCGTGAATATCAAGAGAAGGCGATATATGAATGCCTTAAAACTAAAAGGGCCATCATTGACAGCCCTACTGGATCAGGTAAGACCTTAATTATGGCAGGGTGTGTAGCCGCACTTCAACATGGAAATGAGGATCTTCACGCTATCGTATTGTTTAGGGAGAAAGGTATCCTAAAACAAACCTATGAGTTCTTTAAAAAGTGTGGAATTAAGCATCTGGGGTTTAATTCGGGCGAGGGATTTGTAGAGGGCAAGATCATGCTTTCTACAGTTCAAAGTATTGAAAAGGTAGTAGATTCTCACCTTAAGACATCAGAACTCCTCATGGTTGATGAAGCTCACCAATTCTGCAAGGGTGAGACTACCATAGCAGCCGTTGAGAGCTTCCCTAACGCTTCCTACCGGCTTGCTTTCACCGCTACACCTCCTAGGGAGATCTCGAAAGATATCAACGCTAGGATGGTCCTAGAGGGTTCTTTTGGACCTGTCTATACTACGAGGACTGCTGAAGATCTAATTAAAGAGGGTGCCCTAGCAAAGCCGGTTATTCAAATTATCGACAACGCTCCAGCATCTGCTGTAGATACTGATCTGTCTTACCTCGATATCTACGAAAAGTACATAGTGTCTTGTGATGAACGCAACAATAAAATCATCTCAGTAGTGTCCAAGGTATATCAAGCTAATCCAAATGCAAAGATACTTATCCTAGTTAAGAATTTGAAACACATCGAAAACCTTCAAGCCAGGGTAAAAAATTGCTACACTATTGAAGGTAAGGATGACATCGGAAGTAGGTATGACATTATTAATAAGTTTGTAGAAGATAAAAGCCCTGCAACAATTATTGGAACTAACGTTATGCAGACGGGAATTAGTATCGATGAGATTACTCACATGGTAAATGCTCGTGGGCTTTCCGGTGAAGTTCCAACTTTACAAGGACTGGGTCGTGGTATTCGTAAAGCAAAAGGTAAGGATACTATGTACTTCTACGATTTCTACGATAAGATACCTTATCTCGAAGAACATTCTAAGCAAAGAATTAAACACTATAAACGATTAAAGTTTGAGGTTCACAATGTCCGATCCTAATATCATTACAAAAGAAGCACAAGTTGACACGATCAACAAAATCACTAAAGATCAATCAAATTCGATTGATGCCTGCATTGACATCCTAAAATTAATTAAGGATGATAAGAAAATTACAGAAGCTACTGTTAAAAATTTAACAAGCACCATAAGGGAGTTAGACTCCCTCAGAGAACTTTTCTATATCCGACTATTCAACTCACTTAAACGTGGTGATATGCTTTTAGGTTAATGCCAGCCTACAATTCTTAGGATCGTTCCTGCTTCCATCATGTTAGCAGAAGAACCTAAAGAATCAGCAGATACTGAGAATTTAAGCTGATCACCCGCTGTCAACGCAAGCATAGTGTTTAAATTGAAGCTACCAATAGGTCCTGTCGTTGCATCTCTAGTCACATAATCATCGGCTATGTGATCTGTAAGTTTTACCCAAGACGCGGTATCAGTGTTATACTTATACGTCATCAGTGTACCTTGAAGACGGTTATAACCACTACTTCCTCCATTCAGTCTAGCGGCAACATCAATTTGATAAGTCCCTGCAACTGCAAAAGTAATACTAGATCCTTCAGTGGCAGCAAAAGTAATGTTACTGTCTGATATGGCCGGAACCTTCCAGTGCATGTCGTGCTCAACACCGTCAACATCAGCGGTCCCACTACCTATTGCTAGAACGGTCATGGGCGCAGGGGCTTTACCATCTCCCATAAATTGAAGTGCATTGGCATTCAATGCTACTGCCGCAACACCCGAAGATCCAGCCCCACCATCATCAGCAGGAGTAGCTGAAACATATGCAAAATAGTTTCCATCAGTGGTTGCTATGTTTTGAGGCCCTTCGACCCAATTAGCACCCCATCTTGTTCCAACATATTCAGTGGATGATGCATCAGTTCCAGAGAACATAATAAAGCTATCAACGGTTGTATCCCCCTTGCCTGTAAAACCTGGGGGGACAGTGACAACATTAGAAACGGTGAAAGATCCACTTACCGAAGATACTGATTTATTTCCCGCCTTGAATCCCAAGCCACCTGGGGTGTTAACCCAATTTGTACCATTATAATAAATAGTGGATTCATTGCCAAGAATAGATCCTGATTCAAAGTCAACATCAGCTAAATTACCAAAATTGGCAGCAGTCCCTAAGAATGTTCTAGAGCCTGCGGTAGTTGCTATACCGTCAACAGCATTCGAGTTATTACGGTAGTAAATCTCATTGGCTCCCGCGTCGGCACTCAATACATA